AAACTGTGGAATCCTCAAGTACAGATTACAAGAAGAACAAATACCTTATGACACGGTTGTCCCAAGCGTGGTTAAAAAAGGCGCTACGGGAAAAGGAAATGCGGACAAAGAAATGATGTATAACGCATTTGTAGCTGAAACAAACATTGATGTGAAATCTATTTTAGCTACAGACAAAGTTGGTAATCCTGTTTCTGATATTGCAGATAGTTATTTTATACAAAAGGTTGGTTATGAAAATAGTATTAAAAGCAAATGAACATCCTGATGGATTGTTTGGTGACTTACGAGAACTAGATTTAGACGAACTTATCTTAATGCCAACCAATGAGTGGTTAAAAGATAGAATGAATGAATTTAATTATTGGGAAAGTTTTGACAAACATGGTATGATTTACCCTATAACAGTATCGCCTCATACGGAAGAATGGGTACAAGAAAGATTACAAAGAGGCAAAACTCCCCAACATTTAAAAGCTAATGGTGAAGTAAGACCAGGTCTATATGTACAGACAGGTAACAAAAGAGTTTATTGGGCTAGAGAAAAAGGTTATACTCATATAGAGGGTTATTATGTAACTCAAAGAGAAGACAAAGCACAAATTAGACATAAATTACATATACCACACACAGAGATACCTAGATGATTAATATTCCAGATACATTAATGACAACTGATGGTTACACACCACATAAATTTATTAATGGTTTTGTAAAAGATTGGGAAGATTTAAGAGATGAATGGCCACCTGAAAGTCTATTTAAAAAAGAAGGCCATGAAACACCTAGAAAACATGGACAAAGACAACATATTAGATTATTTTTTTGTTATACACCATGGAAATCTAGTAAAATATTTGACCAGTATATGATAGAAAGAAATCAATTACCTGAAATATGGGACGATTTTGCACAAAAACTTTTATACAGTAAAGAATATGCAGATTGGATAAAAGAAACATTACAAATACCAGGTTATAATTTTAAATATAGACTTGATTGGCATATCGGAAAAGATGGACGAGATGTATCACCTCATGTTGATACTCCTGGTAAATTAGGTAGCCATCTTATTTACTTCATGCCAGACGGTTGGGACGATAAGTGTGGTGGTCAAACTGTATTCTATAAAGGTAAACTAGTAGAACAAATGAATCCAGAACCTAAGGATTTTGCACACAAGCAACAATATATAAATGATGGTAATACATCTTTATTATTTAAAAATACCGAAGATGGTTGGCACGGTGTTACCAAAGTTACTTCACAATTAAACAGACAAATTTTAAATTTAGTCATAATGAAAAAGGATAATTAATGCAAACATTATTAAGAATATTAGATAAAGTAAAACAACTAGGTAAAGAATATCATTGTTTTCACCAAGAAATACCACCTACTGGTGCAGGTACAAGAAGATATATGCTATTTAAAATAATCGAACCCATTAATAATCCTAAAGAAGATTTTGGTAAACAAGAGTGGATTAGTAAGCCAATGCCAGCTTTAGAGTTTGAATCATACATAGACAAACTTAAAGATGAACAATAAAGAATCAGCAAAATTATTTAAAAAGAACATTACCTCTGTTGAAATAGGTACGCATAACTATTGTAATAGAACTTGTACATTTTGTCCTTTATCGTTAGATAGTGTGAATAGACGAGATATGAGAAACACTATTTTTATGAAAGATGAAGTGTATGAAAATATTATGAAACAATTAGCTTCTATTGATTTTAATGGCCGTTTAGATTTTAGTAGGTATCACGAGCCCACATCTCACAAAAAATACATCATAGAAAAAATTAAGATTGCTAGAAGTTATTTACCAAATGCAGATATAAGTCTGAATACTAATTCAGATTATATGACTAAAGAATATCATCAGCAATTACTAGAAGCTGGTGTTACTAACTTTGCTTTTCAAGCATACATGAAAAATGGTGCTACAGAGTTTAGTGAAGATGAGGTGTTTAAAAGAATTAATAAAATATGTGATAAATTAGGAGCACCGAGAATACAAAAAGAAGAACATAGAAATAAAGAATGGATTGTATATAGATTACCAAATAGATTTAAAGGTAAAATACATGCAAGAAATTATTGGAACAATGGTGTAAATAGAGCAGGCACAGTATTAGATACAGACTATGTAAGAACACAACCTTGTACAAGTATGAATAAAGGTGTGTACATAGACTATAATGGTAGTATGACAGCGTGTTGTGATATGTTAACACCTGAACTACATAGTAAATGGGAAGTAGGTAATTTAGAAAAAGAACCAGATTTATTTTCAAATTATACAAGTAAATTTTATACAGCGTTTAGAGATAGGATTACAAAAGCAGAATGGTATCCTAACTCACCTTGTTTAAAATGTAAAAGAGATGTTAGAGGAAAAGAAGCGAGATGAGTTGGTCTATACCAGAATGGGATAATCACTTTGATTCAAGGATTAAAAAAGGTGAGTATCAAAAAAATCAAAGAGATTTTGCATTAAGTTTTGTTAAAGAGTGGGATATAGCCATTGACATTGGTGCAAATATAGGATTATGGACAAAACCTTTATGTGAAAAATTTAAATTTGTTTGGGCATTTGAACCAAGTAGAGAAAATTGGGAACATTGTCATAAAAATTTAGAAGGCATAGAAAATTATCAATTAGAACAAGTTGCCTTATCAGATAAACAAGCTGAAAATGTAAGACTATATTCTACAAGTGATTCATGTGGCGATTTAAGAATATCGCCTATTGGTGAAAAAGCAAAGGTTGTAGATATTGTTGATATGATGAAGTTAGATAATTATTACCATGAACTTATGAGAAAGTATGCAGGTAAAGTTGGTTTTATAAAGATAGATGTACAACAACATGAAAAAGAAGTTTTACTTGGTGCAACAAGAATATTAGAAGAACATAGTCCGGTTATTTGTATTGAATTACCGATTAGAGATGAAGAAGAACAAACCTATAAAGTTATATGTAAAAATATATTAGGTGGTTTAGGTTACCGTGAAAAAGGTAGCAAAGGAAAAGAAACAATTTTTATAAAGGCTTAATATGTGTGCTATTCACGGTATATTTAAAAAAGATGTAAGTATGGTTATGGATATGGTGGCAAAGTCACACCATAGAGGACCAGACGGCCGTGGAACATGGCATGATGAGTTTGTAACACTAGGTCATAATCTATTATCTATCGTAGATGAACCAACTGAATCACTACAACCTTGGAACCATAACAATTTAATCATAGTATTCAATGGTGAAATCTATAACTATAAAGAACTAGGTGCTGAGTTTGAACTAACAACAAATACAGATACCGAAGTCATTGCAAGAGGTGTTGAAAAGTATGGTGACGCCTTTTTAGATAAACTAGATGGTATGTTTGGCCTTGCAATCTATTTTAAAAGAGAAAAACAATTACTATTAGCTAGAGATTCAAATGGCACAAAACCTGTTTATTATGGTTTTGATAAAGATTATAATATTTGTTTTTCTTCCGAAATCAAAGCATTATTAGAAATAGGTTTTGAAAGTAAGTTATGTAAATCAGCATTTGCACATTATCAAAAAGCAGGTTACAATTCAGGTTATCTAACACTATTTGAAGGTATACAGAAATTAGTACCAGGTGAAGTTAGAACTTATGATGTTATTGAAAGTAATGTACTCAATCAAAGAAACTTAAACAATTACAAATACGAATATCATCATACACACGAAATAAGAGATAGAGTAAATCAAGCTGTAAAACAGACCTTAATGGGAAGAAGGAATATCGGTTTATTTTTATCAGGTGGTATCGACAGCACATCCATACTTTATGAAATGAAAGAGTTGGGGGTAAAACCAAATACCTTTACCTCTGAATTTGAATTACTTGACCCTAATAGTAGATTAAATGATGATAGTAATTTAGCAAAAATTATTGCAGAAAAATTTGAAGTGTTTAACAATACAGTAAATCAAACACAACAAGATTATGTTGACGCATTAGAAGATACCTTTTATGCGTTAGAAGAACCAAGACAAGGTAAATCTTTTCCCACATATTACAATACAAATAAGTTTATTGCACAAAACAATATAACTGTTACATTATCTGGTGATGGTGGTGATGAATTATTTGCTGGTTATAAACATCACAAAAAACCTCAATGGAGAAGAAAGTTGGGTGGTTTATCTATGAATAATAGAAGACTAAAAAATCCAGAAATACAATGTAGTATAGATGACATGATGGACTATTTGTATGATTGGTTACCTAAAGAACCCATGACAGGTGATGAAGTGAATGATTTTTTATACATTGAAAGTTTAAATGCCCTAGCTGAAGACTTTTTAATTAGAAACGACAAGTTAGGCATGGCGTTTAGTATGGAAGGTAGATTTCCATATATGAATAAATGTATAAGAGATTATGTTAGAGCAATACCTGGTAGTTTAAAAACACCAGAAGCATTTAAAAAGAAACCTTTACACGACAATAAACTATTACAAAAACAAGCTTATAGAAATAGATTACCAAACAAGATACTATCTCATGTAAAAACAGGTTGGCGTTTTCCTACAGATGAAATTATAGTTGGTGATAAATTTAATCCAGCTCCTAATAATGGTTTATTAAAAGATTATATAAGAGAGATATTAAAAGATAAAGAATTACAAGATTTATTTGAATACAATGATGATGATATTGAAAATCAATTTTTAAATAATACAGAATTTCAGGATAAAAGTCAAAAGAATAAAAAGTCTATTGGTCTTTATGCTCAAAAAGAATTGTTTATTATATTAAACTTTGCAGTATGGAAAAAAGTATATAAGGTACAAATATGAAACTACTAACAATTACAACCTGGAATACCAAACTATATAAAGAATTTGCACACAGATTTGAGGCAACTTATAACTGGTCATGGCCATATAAAGTATTCAATGAAGATGAGGATATGTATGACAAAATACCAGACTTAAAAAAGTTTGTGGATAGAAACAAACATAGACCATCAAAAGATTTCTTACAAGACGCAGTTAGATTTAGTTATAAGGTTTATGGTTATTGTCATGCCATAAAACAATATAGTGATTATGATTTTATTATGGGTGTTGACGCAGATAGTGTATTTTACCACCCTATGCCTGAAAAGGTTGTAGCTGAGAAACTATATAAAGAAGATTGCATGATGACTTATCTTGGTAGAGGTGGTCAATATAGTGAATGTGGTTTCTTAGGTTTTAATATGAAACATCCAGAGATACAAAATTACGCAGATGAAATGTTAAGAATGTACAATAGTGATGACATATATAAACTAATAGAATGCCATGATAGTTTTGTTTGGGACCATGTAAGAATTAAATTTGAAGAAGAAAGAGATGTGATGAATAATAATATAGGCGACCACAAGAAAGCCCATGTTCAAGCAAGGTCAATTTTAGGAATGTATTATGACCATACAAAAGGACCTGGTAGAAAAAACCAAGGCTTTAGTGGAGAAAATCAAATGGTATTAAGGGCAGGTAGAAAATGAAAGCAGGAAAAATATGGGGAATGACAGAATTAATCCATGCAAATGGTGTTTTAGAGTTTCATAGAATTGAATATAAAAAGAATGTTGCGTGTAGTAAACACAAACATGAATTTAAATGGAATGGTTTTTTTGTAGAGTCAGGTCAAATGGTAGTCAAAGTATGGCAAAATGATTATGACTTGGTAGATGAAACTGTTTTAAATCCAGGTGACTTTATGCAGGTTAAACCTGGTGTCTATCATCAATTTATAGGCAAAAAAGATGGTGTAGCGTTTGAGTTATATTGGGCAGAGTTTGACCATAATGATATTAAACGAGAAAGTGTCGGGCAAAGGGTAAATGATTAACATATTTGTAGGTTATGATAGTAAAGAAAAGGCTGCTTTCAGCACACTTGCTTATTCTATATTAAAGAATTCAAGTAAGCCTGTTGCTATTACACCTATTTACTTGGAAAATATCAAAGATGATTTTGTAAGAGAAAGAAACAATTTGTCTTCTACAGAGTTTTCATTTAGTAGATTTATTATACCACATTTAATGAACTATCAAGGTTGGGCATTGTTTATGGATTGTGATATGTTAATGAAAGCTGATATTAATGAACTATGGCGTTTAAGAGATGATAGTAAAGCCGTTCAGGTTTGTAAACATAACTATGTACCAAAACACAATAAAAAGTTTTTAGGTCATACACAAACGGCATATCCTAAAAAGAACTGGTCTAGTTTTATGTTGATGAACTGTAAGAAGTGTACAACACTTACACCAGATTATGTGAACAAGGCAAGTGGTTTAGAACTACATCAATTTAAGTGGTTAGAAAGTGAAGAACTAATTGGTGGTTTGCCATTAGAATGGAACTGGTTAGTTGGTGAATATACAAAGAAAGAAGATGTTAAGAATGTCCATTTTACAGAGGGCGGTCCTTGGTTTACTAATTACAATAAGGTTGATTATGCTGACGAATGGCTAGAATATTATAAAGAGCAACAAATATGATAGACGGATTTGAAACAAGAGAAAGTACAGATATACCTGTTAGAGCTTTAGTTAAAAGCGCTAAAGGTAATTTATATAAAAGACCTGGTAGTAGTGTTGAACCATACATAACTACAATGTGGGATTATAACCGTAACTTTTTAAGACCAGTTGCTGTATTTGGCATGTTGCGTGGTACAGGACAATTAGTAGAAGAATGTAGTAGAGATGGTCAAGACTTTTATTTCTTTGACCATGCTTATTTGTTTGGTAATAAACATAATGTATCCAGAGAAGTTGGTGAAAAAGTATATAGATTAACTAAAAACTATTTTCATATTAGAGATATTAAGAAATTAAATAAACCTGATTATGAAAGAATAGAAAAGTATAGACCTTTTGTACACATGAAACCTTGGAAGTATGAGGGTGATTATATTCTTTTTATACCACCTAGTGACCATGTAAGAGCATATTATTATTTTAATAGAGATTGGGAAAAGAATACTTTAAAAGAAATAAAGAAACATACTAGAAAAGAAATTAAAATTAGAACTAAAGATAGTACAGAATCATTAGAAAAAGATTTAGAAAATGCCTATTGTACAGTATCATATCAATCAACTGTAGTTATAGAATCTATAATGTCAGGTGTACCTAGCTTTTGTGCTAATGAGTCAATGGGTTTACCGGTATCATTAACAGACTTATCACAAATAAAGGACCCTTTATATTGTGGCGATAGACAAGAATGGATAGATTCATTATTAGCAAATCAATTTACAATGTCAGAGATTGAAAACGGAACGGCGTGGAAGTATGTTAGTAACACATAAAATTAAATGGCAACAATGTTTATCTCACCAAATTTGGCCTTATATAGAAAAAGGTTGGAAAGATGAAGATAGAAATATACACTTCTTTTGGGGTTTAGCAGGTTCTAATATACCTGAAATAGCTGAGTGTGAAAGACTTGGTGAAGAATGGTGGTATGTAGATGTGGGTTACATTACAGACCAGATTACAAGATATCCTAATCCAATTATTCATAAACCAGATAGTACATACTTTAGAATTATTAAAGGTCATATTCATACACAAATTATGGCACCAGGTAATGGTGATAGATATGAAGATTTAAAAGATAGAGGTGTTGATACAAGTATAGAAGATTGGAAAAATAATGACGGTCATATTTTATTATGTCCTTCATCTCCTACTGTTACATTTAGACAAAATCATATGTCACAAGAAGAATGGATTACACAAACAGGTAATAAATTATTAAAATACACAGACAGACCAATCAGAATGAGAAACAAACCACGGCCTGGTAATGAGTGGTGGGGAACAGATATAAAAGATGAACTAAAAGGTGCTCATGCTTTGGTAACTAATATGTCATTGTCAGCTATTGACGCAATCAAATTAGGTATACCAGCATTTACAGATATAGATAATATTGCTTCGCCTGTATCAAATACAGATATAAGTATAATAGAGAATCCAATGAAACCAAATAAAGAAATTATCAAAGAGTGGATAGATTGCATTGTAGAAAATCAATTTACACTTGAAGAAATCGGGAGTGGTGTTGCTTATGAAACACTTAAAAAACAAAATGAAGATAAGGTACTATAGAGATTTAAATGGTGCAAGATGGCTAGGCTTCGGATTGGCAATGATAAGTGTTTACATTTTATCAAGTGCCAATATTGCGACACAATGGGTNGGTTGGACTTTTAGTATAATCGCCTGTNTAATGTGGGTGTATTTTGGTTGGAAAGATANGGACTGGCCNAGAATGTTAATGGAATTTATGTATTTAATAATGAGTATGAGGGCGGTATACAATTGGTTGATTATATGACAAATTTAAAAGGACCTTTTAAGAACTTTGCTTGTGTCTGTTACGGCGACAAGTATTCACTTGACTATGTTCAAAAACTGTACAACATGGTACAAAGAAACACCACATATCTACACAACTTTTATTGCTTTACTGATAATGTAAGAGCTAATGATTGGCTAAAAGGCCATATTAATATAAGACAATTTCCACGACACGATTTACAAGGTTGGTGGAATAAAATGCAACTATTTCATCCTGATAATGGTTTAACAGGTGATACCTTATACATGGATTTAGATGTAGTAATTACAGACAACATAGATTGTTTTTTTGAACATGAATCAAAGGCTGACTTTGTTGGTATGAATGACTTTAATCCACAGACCAAGATATTCAACTCCAGCGTGTTTAGATTTAAACACGAACCAATGACTAGAAAACTATGGAAACCTTTTATGGAACAAAAGGCGAACTGGCTTAAAATGGCAGGTGACCAAAATGTGATATCAGACATTATATTGAAACACAATGAAACCAGGTCATTTCCAGACGCATGGACACAATCATATAAGTGGTACGATAGAAGTGGTACCAGATATCATAAAGGTAAGTGGACTTTCGAACATAATGGCGAATCGTTGGTAACCGTGTTTCACGGACAGCCTAATCCTCACGAATCCGACATGGAATGGGTCAAAAACGCTTGGAAATAACACTTTCCTAGCTGTGCAGATTGTCGCACCATCAGAAACCTAGACCTGGTCTCAAAAAATAATACAAAAAAAGCGCCAAAAAGCGAAAAAAGTGCTTGCTTTTACTGTGGAACTAGTGTAGGATATGTGTATATGATAAAGAATTACACACAAAAGAAACACCAAATAATGCAAAAAAGATTAGAAAAAAGGCTTGCCAAGTGTAAAAAACACCTGTATAATGACCTTATTGATTTACTAATGAACACTATAAACACTAATAAAGGAGAAACACACTATGTCTAAAGTTAAAAACTACTATTGGGACGAAGCTGAAAAATTTGTTGACGCCGTTCTATTGAAATTAAAAAACAA